ACATTATTCAATCAACATGTGCCGAAAATGTTCTGAGACAAATGATTAAAGTATCTAATTACCTAAAAGGATGTAAATCATATGTTGCTTTCCCGATCCATGATTCTATTGTACTTGACCTTTCTAAGGAAGACAAAGAAAGATTGCCAGAAATCATAGATATTTTTTCTAATACGGCCCTTGGTAAATTTAAGGTTAATGTGGGTGCCGGAATTAATTTTGGTAATCTTGAGAGGTTGAAGATATGAACGTAGTTGGCTTAGGGGCAGCGGGATGTGGAATAGCAGATGCACTTTCGCAGTATCCTCAGTATAAAATTTTTAAAATAGATGTCGACCTGAATGGCGAGAGGTGCTACAAGCTGCCAGTACTTGAGACGGCGGAAGAATACGAAAACTATGACTTTCCGCGATTGAAGACATTCTTTAAGGGGATGAAGGGGAAGACATTTTTTATCGTCGGGGGCTCCGGCAAGGTCTCTTGCACTTCATTGAAGATTCTGGAAAAGATTAAGAATTTACCAATTTCAATTATTTATATTAAGCCAGATTACGGCCTCCTAAATAAGATTCAAAAAATGCAGGACAGAGTTGTCTGCGGCGTACTCCAAGAATATGCTCGCTCTGCTGTTTTCGATGACATTTGTCTTATTTCTAATCCGTCTTTAGATAGTATCCTGGGCGGCGCGCCAATTATTGGGTACTATGACAAGTTAAACGAAGTTTTCGCATCGACCTTCCATATGATAAATGTATTTAATAATACAAAACCGGTGATTGGAAAAATAGAGAAACCCAAGGAAACACATCGTATACTAACGATTGGAATATTTGACGCAGAAAAGAATGAAGAAAAGATGTTCTTTTCCCTTGACAACCCTCGCGATAAGTGTTATATTTATAGTATAAACGAGAACAAGTTGAGAACAGATTCGGACTTCTTTGGCCGACTCAAAGTTCAGGTAAAATCAAAGGCATCAGAAGACATCAGCGTTGCATACGCCGTATATTCAACAGATTATGATTATGATCTGGGATATGTTATAGAAAGAACACCACACATTCAGATACAGGAAGAAGATTGAGAGCAAATTTAGGAATATTTAAGAAGAAAGACGGAAGCTTAAGGACAATGAGGTTTGTCGACCTCAAAGACCTTCCGGAGGGATTTTTAATCTCTCAGACGAAGAACGCCGGTAAGAAGACGAATCTTGCTGAAGGAAGCAACCTTGTTTGGGACTTGGATAAACAAGGATTTCGCGTTTTTAACAAAAACACGATCATTGGAGAGGTTGAGACGTTCAATATTGAGAGTCTTGAAAACTTTGAAAAAAATGAAAATAATGCTTGACAAGCATTCAAAAAAATGTTATATTATATAATAGAAAGACGAGAGATTTGTCGTCTTTACTTTAGCCAATGGCACAATTTCATCAAAAAAGGAGAAAATTAACATGGCATTAGATATCGCAAAAATTCGAGCACGACTCGACAGTGTAAAAAACAACGGAAAAGCAGGAGGGTCCTTCTGGCGCCCGCAGGATGGTACTCAAATAATTCGTATTGTCCCCACGGAAGACGGCGACCCCTTCAAAGATTATTGGTTTCACTATAACTTGGGGCCGGATCAGCGAGGTGGCCTGCTTTGCCCAAATAAAAATCACGGAGAGGCTTGCCCAATCTGTAATTTTAAGGACCAACTCTGGAAGGAGTTTAACCGGACGCAAGATCCAGATACGATGAAGCTCGCAAAAGATTTGAGCCCTCGTCAACGCTTCTTTAGTCCCGTTATGGTTCGCACAGAAGAGGATCAGGGTATTCGGATTTGGGGCTATGGCAAAACGGCTTATGAATCTTTGCTCAATTTGGTGCTCAACCCAGAGTATGGAGATATTACAGATGTCGATGACGGAACCGACCTGACTCTCACTTATGGAAAGCCACCGGGTGCAAATTTTCCCAAAACTACATGCTGTCGGAGGCGATGAGGAGTGCTCTCGTTTAATGAGTAACATTCCGAACATCGATGGTCTCTTCCCTAAAAAGACACAGGAAGAGGTTCAGACAGCACTGGATGGCTTTATCTCCTCCCTCGAAGGAGAAGATTCAGAAGTATATGTTGATGGTGCAACCACCACGACGAACAATGCTGTTCCAGACGTGGTTAGTGCGTTTAATGAGTTGATCGGAAGCTAATAACCCCCCGCCGCTCGGGGCACCCGGCTTAAAATAGGTGCCCCCCATTTTTATAAGGAAACGTGATGACAAAAGAATATCTGCAACGACGGCAGGCTCGACTTGCTCGTAATGGCGCAAAGAGAAAGTTGAAAGCAAAGACTGCAAGGATTGCAAAGCAACAGAAGAAACACGAAAAAAACGTTCAGCGCCGCAAGCTCCGCCGGGAACTTCGTGAAAAGCGCGAAAAACGAGAGGCTGCGGAAGAATAAATGGCAAAAAAATCAACATCAACGGGAAAACTCTCTATGAACGAGATGCGAAAGCTTATCAACAAAAAAGCAGGCATGAACGTTGCCCACGACCTAAATGAGGAAAACCCAACAGTAGTCACTCAATGGATACCAACAGGCTCACGCTGGCTGGATTCAATCATCTGCCGAGGAAAGTTAGCAGGAATTCCAGTGGGGAAGGTTTCCGAAATCGCCGGCCTCGAAGCCACCGGGAAATCTTATATGGCAGCACAGATCGCCGCCAATGCTCAAAAGATGGGTATGGATGTTGTTTATTTTGATTCGGAGTCTGCCATCGATCCCTCCTTTCTCACTAACGCTGGGTGTGATCTGAGTCAGCTTCTTTATGTCCAGGCCCAGTCTGTAGAGTTTGTTCTTGAAACGATTGAGGAGTTGTTGGCATCCGATAATCAGATGTTATTTATCTGGGACTCGCTGGCACTCACGCCTGCCATTAGTGAGGTTCAGGGCAGCTTTGACCCAATGTCTCAAATGGCCATGAAAGCACGGATTCTTGCAAGGGCTATGTCAAAGTTGGCGCTGCCTATCGCAAACGCAAAGGCAACGCTTCTCGTCCTAAATCAATTAAAGACGAATATTACCAGAATTGCATCCGAGGCGATGACAACTCCATATGTGACTCCGGGCGGAAAAGCCATGAGTTATGCCTATTCTCTTCGAATTTGGCTCACCGGCCGCAAGGCCAAAGCAAGTTTCGTTCTTGACGATAACGGTTTTCGCATTGGATCCGAAGTCAAGGTAAAACTTGAAAAGTCCCGATTTGGCACCTCGGGCCGGCGCTGTAATTTCCGTATCCTGTGGGGAGGCGACGACGTCGCCATTCAAGATGATGAGTCTCTCTTTGATGCAGTAAAGGGATCGGACAAAATTATCCAGTCAGGCGCTTGGTATACTATGGTGTTTGAAGACGGTCCAGCCGAAAAATTCCAAGCATCCAGGTGGGTTGAAAAAATGCAAGATGATAAGTTTCGGCAAAGAGTTTATCAGATCATCGATGAAGAAGTAATTTATAAATTTGACAATCGACAAGGGAAGGCTGAGGATTTTTACGAAGCCGAAGAGTAGTCTTCTTTTGAACGCTCAAAATACTACTTTATAATATGGCCGATGAATTATTAAAAATGAAATATGATAAACTCCTCTCGGAGCTTAAATTTCTAGAAGATGATTTAAAATATCACAAAACCCTCTTTGATCTGGAGATGAATGAATTTTCTGAGACGTTCGACGCCAAGGCCAGAGAGATGGGCGTTCTTGATAGGCTCCAGGCCCCCAAGGTAAATCCGAAGCCCCCACAGAAGAAGAGAAAAGTCTCCAGAAAAGAAACAAGAGACCTTTTTAAAAAAATAGCAACAGTAACCCACCCCGATAAACTTCTGGACCTACCTCTGGCCGAAAAAGAGGAAAAAGAAAAGAAATTTTTAGAAGCGACAGAGGCAGCAGAGGAAGATAGGATTTTATCTCTGCATAAGATCGCAAACGAGGTGGGAGTAGAAATTTCTGAAATTTCAGAAATTCAGATAGCCTTGTTCGAAGATGAAATTTCCATTCATAAGCAAAATATTGAAAATCTCAAAAAAACTTGGATGTGGATATGGCTGAATGCGGCCGACGAAGAGGCTAGGGATGCAATAATGCTCAAATATATAAATTTTCTATTGACAAGCACTCCAACTTAGGGTATACTAGGAATATAATGAAAAGAGTAATGATCATCGACGCGTTAAACGCGTATTTTAGAGCTTATATCGTCAACCCAAGCCTGTCTAAAAACGGGCAACCTATAGGCGGCTATAAAGGCTTCCTCGGGATTCTACAAAAGCTTTGTCGAGAGATGAAGCCTGACGAAATTGTCATCGCTTGGGATGGCGCCGGCGGTTCCATGCGCAGGAAGACGGTTAATTCCAACTATAAGGAAGGCCGCAAGCCAATTCGTTTAAACAGGGATGTCCGGGTGCTCACCAAGGACGAAGAGATGCAAAATAAGGTTTGGCAGCAATATCGACTTATGGAAATGCTGAATTTTATGCCGGTTATCCAGCTAATGGCCGACGCCACCGAAGCAGATGATATAATTTCGCTTGTCTCGCAATCTCCACACTATCGGGGATGGCAGAAAATGATCATATCAAGCGACAAAGATTTTTTTCAACTCTGTGATGACGAGACAGTTCTGTATCGACCAATTCAGAAGAAGTTTGTTAATAAGCCAAGGCTTTTGGAGGAATTTAAAATCCACCCAACAAACTTTGCCCTTGCTAGGGCCATGGCCGGAGACAAATCCGATAATCTTCCGGGAGTTAGGGGCGTCGGCCTCGGAACAATATCCAAACGCTTCCCGTTTTTCGCAGAAGAGAAGTCGGTTACAATCCCGGCCCTTATTGAATTTTGTAAGAATGACAATACTGGATTGAGGGCTTTTTCCGCAATTTGCGAGGCTGAGGAAGTAATAAAACAAAATTATAAAATCATGCAACTCTATGCGCCGTCAATATCAATTAATGATAAAAGTAGGGTAAAATACATAATTGACAATTTCAAGCCAGAATTTAATAAAACGGAAGTAATTAAGCGCATGGCGGAAGACGGCTTCGGAAACTGGGATACTTCAGACTTGTTTGCCACCTTCAAAAGAATAACAAGTAATGCTTGACACGGCGAGCTTTATGTGTTAAATTAGTAATAGTGGGGGGTTCAATGTCAAAAGAAGACTTTAGCCAATACGGTAAAGACTTTCAAGAAACTTTGTGCCATTTGATCTTGGTGGATAGACCATTCGCAGATCAAATGTTCGAGGTTATAGATATTAATTTTTTGGAGTTGAAGTATCTCCAGACTTTTGTAAGGTTGGTTAAGAAGTACCGAGAAAAGTATTCCGTACACCCCACAGAAAAGATTATGACCTCCATCTTGAGAACCGGAATAACTAGTGAGCCAGAGCCGGTCCAACAACAACTTAGAAGTTTCTTCGCGAGAATATCCAAAACGCAGATAGAGGATTCTAAATATATCATCGACACAGCCTTAGATTTTTGTAGAAAGCAGAAACTAAAAGAGGCGATGTTGAAGTCTGTAAAGCTTCTCAAGAATTCGTCTTTTGATGAAATCTCACAGGTTATAAATGACGCACTCAAGCTGGGATCTGACTCTAACTTTGGTCATGATTATGTAAAGGACTTTGAACAACGTTTTATCTTGAAGGCTCGAAACCCGATCTCTACCGGCTGGGATGAAATAGATGAGATAACCCATCAGGGATTGGGTAAAGGCGAGCTTGGGGTGGTCGTTGCTCCAACGGGCGCCGGAAAGTCAATGGCTCTTGTGCACCTTGGCGCACAGGCTCTAAAGGCAGGGAAGAATGTTGTCTATTACACTCTCGAATTATCTGATACCGTCGTTGCATCACGGTTTGATAGTTGTATAACCAAGGTTCCGCTCAACGACCTGCATGCCTTCAAAGAAGAAATCTATGAAAAAGTGCAGATGCTAGAGGGGAAGCTCGTTGTTAAAGAATATCCCACAAAATCAGCGAGCGCAAACACAATAAAGCACCACCTAGAGAGGTTAGCAAATCGCGGATTCAAGCCAGACATGGTACTGGTAGACTATGGAGATTTATTACGCCCAACTTCAACTTTAAGGGAGAAAAGGCATGAGCTGGAGACTATTTATGAACAGCTTCGAGCACTTGCGCAGATAAACGGATGTTGTGTATGGACAGCCTCACAAACCAATCGTTCTGGATTAAACGCCGAAGTCATTACCATGGAGTCAATTTCGGAAGCTTTCAATAAATGTTTTGTTGCAGATTTTATTTTTTCAATATCTAGGACGGCAGAAGACAAGTTGTCGAATTCTGGGCGTATTTTTGTTGCTAAGAATAGAAACGGAGTAGACGGAATAATTTATCCAATCTATATGGACACTAGGAACATCACTATTAATGTTCAATCGTCCACTGGCGAGACTATTGGTGAAGTTAAGAAAGAGGCAAAAAAGAGGCAGGAGCAGAAGCTCGTAACATTATACAAAAAAGTAAAGAACGGAGGAGAAAAATAATGTCAATCAGTACACTACAAGAATACACCAGGATCGCCAAATACGCCAAGTATTTATCAGACCTAAGCCGCAGAGAAACTTGGAAAGAACAAGTAACGCGAGTTTTTGACATGCACAGGAAGAAATTCAAGGACAATGAAGAGATAAAGACCCTGATCGATGAAGCCGAACTTGCAGTACAAAAGAAAGAAGTTCTCGGCTCTCAGCGTATCCTTCAATTCGGCGGAGATCCAATTTTTAAACACAATGCCAGAGTATATAACTGCGGATTTGGCCACATCAACCGCCCGAGGGCCTTCCAGGAGCTAATGTATCTTCTTTTGTGTGGTTGCGGTATCGGTTTTTCGGTTCAACAGCATCATATTGAGCAACTTCCTGTCGTGGCGCGCCCAAGTAGACTGGCAAATTCAAAATCATTTGTTGTTCCAGACACAATCGAGGGTTGGGCAGACGCCATAGGAGTTCTCGTTGCAAGTTACTTTGGCGGTAATCCAGAATTTGATGAATATGTCGGCATAAGAGTAGACTTTGATTATTCAGCGATTAGACCTGCCGGCTCTCCTCTCAGTTCTGGTTCAAAAGCACCTGGCCCTGGGGGTTTACGCCGCTCAATTGAAAAGATACGCGAAGTCTTCGAAAACAGACTGGGATTCAATAACCGAGTTAACCTTCGCCCCATCGATGTTTACGATATTATCATGCATGCCGCCGATGCTGTTATCTCGGGCGGCGTCCGTCGTTC